CAACATCAGCTGTTTCTGGAAAATCAACATTATTTACATAACTAGATATGTCGGTAAGAGTACCACCTGAATTATCAAGTTTAAATACGCTATCTTTACCGTGTGTAAATGCCATTTACTTTTCTCCTCTATAATTAATTATTTCTACCAAAACCTATAATAGCAGTAAAACTAGGACTAGTTCCACCTATTGTAAGTTCTGCTTTAAGGTATCTGTTTACTGTTGTATCTTTAGCTACTGTTTTAACTTCAGCAGTTGTAGAAGTAGCTTGTGTAAATGTTACCAAATCCACATAAGTTACATCATCAGCTGAATGAGTTATTTTAGCGTCTAATGTAGGCGTTGTTCCACTAGCTGCCGATACTATTAGAAAAGCTCCACCACCATTTCCAGTACTTACTGTATTATCTCTAGCAGTACCAGAAGTTGTGCTGGTATATGTTGCATTTTCTAAAACTGTTCCATTGTATAAGCCACTATCAGCTTGAAAATCTATTGCAGTAGCTACTATATCTCCTACAGGCGAACTAACACCATAATTAATAATATTACCTTTACCAAATGTTGTTCCGTCTGTAGCGTCTAAGCCGTCTATACCATACGCTATTACGCAATCAGCACCACCTAAAAGTGGTTGTAAAGTTGTATCAGCAGTTGCGTCAAAAAAACCAGATATACTTATTGTTCCGTCTTTATTTCCAACTATATAAGTTTTACTACTGTTACCAAAAGTGGTGCTTTCAGCAACATCAGCAGTTCTAGAACTATCTATATTATTAAAATAAGTAGAAAAATCTACTGCGTTTACAAAAACTTTTGTATTTTTACCGTGTTTAAATGCCATAATTATTCTTCCTCTACTTTAGCATTTGCAATCTCTTGCATTTTGTTTTCTTGATATTTTTTATCAATTTTTATAATAAACTTTTGTTCTAAAAGCCATTTAAGACTTTGTTGTGGTATATCTTTTTTATCAACTATAGTACCAGCTTCAAATCTTTTATCTTTAATTGTTATTCCATTTAGTATTTCATACATTATGCTATTACCTCTACTATAAATTCTACACCAAGATAATCTATGTTGTTGATTGTATAAACGCCATAATTACTTGCACTAACTACTCTAACAGATTGTGCCTCGCCGTTCAATGAACTATCACTTTCTACTTGTGCCTTTACAGAAGTAGCACCAGCACTTGCTAAATAGCCGTCTAATGTTTCTTGACTATCTTGTGCGTCTACTCTACTAACATATAGGTATATTGGTATCTCATATTTATCTGCACCTCTTTGCATACTTGCGTCATAATCAATAGCGTCCATAACACCAATAATTGCAGTTGGTGGCTCTATCATATCTGGTACATATCCATAAACAGATAATGTAGATATGTTGGATAAATTATTTTTTAATTCGTTTCTTATATTTGTTAAACTAGCCATTTAAACTTCCTTTTGGTAATCTTCTACTTGCATTCCATTGTGCCTCTATTTTAAGTCCTGTACCAGCTAATAGTACTTTTTTCTCAGCCTCATTTTTCTTAATAGCAATCTTAAAAAATGGAATAATTGGTGTTCCTTTTTCTGCTATAGCTTTTTGAACTAAAAATACTGGTATTCCTTTAGCGTCTGCCCAAGGCTTAATAGCTTTTGTAGGTGGCCAATGTGGTTTAGTTCTAGACCAAGGCTTTTTTAATTTATAATTTTCATCATAAAATCCGTGTACAAATAAAGCATAATTACTTCTTGAGAAAACATCAATACCTTCTGGCAATCCACCTAAACCTTGTACTTGTCTAAAAGTTAAACTACCTCTTAAATCTCCAGAAAATCTTGGTGCCTCTTGTTTTGCAGTAGTAACTATTAATTGTCCATATCTTGAAAAAAAGTTTCTTAATGCAACACCAGCTAATGCGTTTAACTCTAGTCGTTTAGCTAATTGACGACCACCTTGAAATTCAAATTGCATTACAAAGTTCTCTTAATGTAACCTTTAATAAGCTCTTTAGCGTCTGGGTCCATTTTACTAAATAATTCTTGTTGTCCAGTTTGTTCGTTACCAAATATATTAAAAGGCGTATCTTTTCTTTTCCATAATCTAGTAGCTTGAATTAATGTAGCCTCTTTAATTGCGTCTGGAATACTAGACCAACCAAACTTTGCAGTAATTTTTACATTTCTTTGTATTAAATTATCAAATCTTTCACTACTTCTAGTAGCTAATATTTCTAATTCTGTATAAGGCCAATAGTATGTAGTTTCACCTGTAATTCTATTTATTTTTGGATTATTTGGTTTTAATATAAAATCTGTATTTAAAGTTAAGGTTGTATCATAAGTTCCGTTATCTGTTGTATCTAACTGAACTATTAAACCTGTTGTTGTGGATATATCATCTGTAAATAAATAAAAGCCATTTGTTGGCGTATAGTATTTTATATTTACTGCACTATCTTGATAAAAATATCTATCACAAATAGCGTCTATTTGTCTGCTAGCAGCATTAATGGCGTTATCAATATTATTGTCTTGACCAGCACCAGATAAGCCAATTCTATTTTTAACATCGTCTTTATCAACATACTGGTCAGCCATTTAAAACCTACTTAGCTTTATTTTCTTTAGGCTCTTTTGCTTTTGTTTCTTTAGCAATACCATATTCTTTAGCCTCTAAGTCTGATATTTCAGTACCTTTTTTAGCTATAAAATGACAACCTTGACCTGCCCATTTTTTTGGGTGTCCGTCTGATAAGACATATTCTCCGTCTTTTTCATATAAATCTTTTGCTAATTTCATTTTTTTCCTTTTCTTATTAGTCTGTTCTGCACCCACCAAATAAGATGAGTGCGAGAACAAAACCATAACTTAATTAAAAGTTTGTAATTGAACAGAAAGCTGTTGCACGATAGATTGCGAAACCTAAACGCATACTTGCTTTCATCATTACTTTATCTTTTGTAAAGAAGTCTGAGTGGCTATCGGACATAGCTACTTCCATACCTGCTCTTGACACGATATGTGAAGCTAAACCTCCACCAAACACACCAACCAATACAGTTCCAGCTGCGATTGCAGTTGTAGGTACAACTCTTACGCCCCAAATGCTAGGTGTTACACCATTACCGAACATACCAGCTCCAACAAAAAGTGGAGATTTTTCTGTATATCCAGCAGTTGATGTTCCAGCAAAATCGGTGGAAACTGCGGTTACAACATCATTCCAGTCGCTAGGGTGCATAATTATTGCGTCTGGCTCTAGGAATGCGTCTTTTCTAATTTCAGTAATTGCTTGATAAAGTTGTCCAATTCTTCCTAAATTACCTGCGTATGATGAAAAGTTAAAGGTATTAATACCAGACTTATTCAACACACCAGTAATATTAGGTGCAGAACCGTCGCCATTTAGCAATTCACTATCAAGTCTTAACTGTAACATTGTTCTTAATCTACTATCTAAGTAACCATTTACAGACGCAACATCAGATAAAAGTTCTTCAGTTACTGGAATAGAAACACCGAATTTTCTAATGTTTTCTGTTCTTTCAGTAAATGCTAAAGCACTTTCTCCGAATGCAGCTGCCTCAGCAGCCTCAGCGGCATTGTTTGTAAATGTAGTTTCTTCAAGATATTTATATTGATATTGGTTTGTCGGAATAACCGAAAACAAATCAATAACTGCATTAGGATTTCTAAGTGCAGTAGGGTAAATTAAATCACTTCTCACGACTGCTGGTGGATAAGCTGAAGCCTCATCAACAAGAGTTTTCTTTTCAAGAATAGGATTGTACTTGATTTCAGATGAAATATTAAGTTGTCCTTCTTCCATAAAAGCTTTAAATGCTCTTGAGTTTCTAACTTCATCTCCAAGTGTTAATGGCTTTTGTGCCTTTTCTTCGTGAATAGGTAAAGAAGTAACTTCATTTCCTTTTTCAACTTCCACTTGGTTATCTTTAACTTGCTTTTCAAATACTTGTTGTTCTCTAATGGCATCAGCTAATGATTTAGCGTCTGAGTTCATTTGAGCCCACTTTTCTTTATCCTCTGCTGTGAATTCAGAAAAATCTTTTTCGCCAGCAAATTTAGCGAGTTCTTCTCTTAAGTCGTGGAGTTTTGATACATTATCTTTTTTACTCATTTATATCGTTTTCTCCTATATCTAATGTTTCAGATAATAAATTACTTGTTTCTCTAAACAATTCATTTACATCTAATTCATCAATTATTTCTACTTGTTCATAACTATCTGAGCCAATACGAAGTAATGTGTCAATGTCTTGGTGCATATCTTGTAATGCGTCCTTTAATTTTTCCATTTCCTCTACTGAACTATCAGATAGTTGTTTATTTTTGCCCAAGCGTAAGGCAGTAAGCTCCTTAGCTCTTGTTAATAAGGTAACCATTTTGATAAGCAAGTTGTCCACCTCATCAGCAAATCTTAATCCTGTGTTTTCTTTTTCTTCTACTACTTCTTCAACAATTTCGTCCTCTGGCTCTTTTTGTTCCTTAACTGCAACAGTATAGGTATTTTGATTAGCACCAACCATAACTGGCGAAACTTCCCATACTTTTAAATCTTTAAGGTAGCGAACTTCCTTTTCTTCCCCATTCTCTTTTTTAAACATTCCAATTTCACTATCCTTTACTTCAAAACCAAAAGACCATTGTTGTAAATCGCCCATAGCTTTAACTGTTTCATAAGCCTCTTTACCAGCAGTAGTGTTTAAATTAAATTGACCTTTAAAAATTGCTTTATCGTCATCTTGGATTATTTGACCTTTACCAATAATATTTTTCCAATCGTGCCCCCAAACCATAGCAACACCTTTATCGCCATAGCCACTTTTAATTGAATTAGGAAGTACTACATCATTATCGCTATCAATTTCATTAAATACACTAAATACTGCGCTTACTGTTCCGTTATCTTCAAACGATAGTAAGTCTTTATCTTTAAATTCTTTCAACTCATATCCTCTTTTCGTGGTAGTTTAAAAAACACCTACAATTTACAGTTAAATCTGGACTTGCTCCCAAAGAACTATCTCCTGGATAATCTAGCTTATAGCCATTATAGTTAAACTGTTCGTTCTCATTTATTTCTGTTCCGTCCAGTACTATATGTGCGTCACGGACTTTTCCGTCTCTTTGAGAAATCCATTCCTTAGTATAAACTATTCCTGTGGACTTTGCACCTATTTGCCTACCTAAATTTGCTAACTTATTACTTTCAGTAGTAGCTATAGTTAAAGCTCTAGTTAGGTTTAATTTACTTAAATTTTTCTTTACATTATTTGCTACATAGTTACTTAACTTGCTACCTGTATAACCTAAATCCAAAGCCTCTTGTAAAGCTACTGCAAATTGTTTTTCAAATCTTTTTTTACTTGTTGCAGATAACTTAGGTAATAAATCATCTACCATACCAGCTATATATGCTTTTACTTCTGCATTATCACTTAACTTTTGAATTGGAAAATCTCCAACACTAACCAATCTGTAGAAAAAGCCTTGTTCTATTATTTCAGTTCTAGTTTCTTTAGTCTTGTAAGGTATGACATAAGGCATTTCTTTTTTGTTTGGTAATAATAAATCTAATTGATAAAAAGCAAAGTCATTTGCTAATGCTACATAATAATCAAAAACATCAGCAGACCATAGTTTTGTATTTTCATCTATAGCAGAATTAACTATTGCATTAACACCTATTTGTTGAGCTGGATATTGTTTTAATAAACTAAATATTTTTAAATCTTGTGTTTGTAGTAAATCAAAATATAATTCTTGGATTGCTTTTTCCCATTGTGTTAAAAGTTTATCGTGTTCTTTATAAAGTATTTCTTTAGTTTCAGGACTTCTAAATCTTTTTAATCTATAATCCCAGTCATTTTCTCTTAATAAATTTCTACGCTTAATTAATTCAAATGCAGAATTAGCTTTTTCATCTCGTCTATTCATAGCACGAACTAGTTTATTAGACCAATCACGACCAGCATTTCCACCCCATAATGCCCAAGCAATTCTTCCATTACTAGGATAACCTTTTTCTCCCGGCCTCCAGCCTTCAGCTCTTTTATCAACCTCGTGTCTAGGAAAGTATTTAGCTATATGTCTTACTTTTTCTGCACCAGCTACAGTATTGTTAATGATATATCTAGCAGAGTTTAAACCAACATCTGTTCCACCTCTACCAAATTCTTTACGCCAAGCTAAACCTCTTTTGGCTTCCTCTTTAGCACCTTTAGGAATTGTAAAATTTAAGTCGTCGTATAAACCTTTATCCATTTTTTTCAGTATCGGAATATCTACTTATTTGTTCTAATCTTGCCTCAGCTAATTCTCTAGTAGGATAGCAACCCATATTCTTTCCACTATCCTCAGCAATAACACAATACTCTCCGTCTATTTCTTTAATAACCTTAAATTCTTTTAGGTTTTCCATATCATCTTCGGTTTCTGTATCATCTTCGTAGTCTATTGTATCGCTATCGTCTGTATTAGCGTTTTCCATACTGTCTGTGGTGGATAATTCATTAATAGGAACTAATATTTTCCTACTGTCTAACATATAAACATCTTGGCTTTCATCAACAGGAAGTCCAACTAATTCTCTAGCTTCAGCAATAGTAATCCAACCACCTTGAACACCAACATTAACTCTGTTATACATAGCGTCCATATCTTGTTGTAATGCTCTAACATCTGAAAAATCATATTCTGCAAAAGTTAAATTATCATTAGTTTCATAATCTCTTAGTAATACTTGTTGTGTTAATTCTTCAGATACTTGTTTCCATAGTGGTATTAATTTATTTTCTGTAAAAAATTCTCTAAGTTCTTTAGCATTAGAATAAGTAGCTCTATCTAATCCAGCACCTAAACCAGCTAATATTGCAGGAACACCTAATACTGCTGATATTCTTTCTTCTGGTACTCGCCTTAAAGTTCCAATATCTAATTCAGTAGGACTAAAAGCCATTTTGGTTACTTCCATTTGTCCACTTAAAACTAAAGGCATACCTCTATTTTTTCCACCAACTTTTTCTCTATAAGTTTTTTGTATTTGTTCAGCTTCTTCTTGTGTTGGACCATAATCGTCTTTTGGTGTAATTAATACATTAGGAACACCAGAGTTAGACAATAATGCAGTTGCCATTTGACCAGCAGCCTCATCTCCATAAACTTCTCTTAATACTGTTTGTAATGGTGCAAAACCTTTTCTATGATTTGTTTGGTCTAATCCAAGTCTTATATGGACCATATCATTAGGCATAACCATAATTTTTTGATTATTGGTTTCATATTCGTAGTGTGTAATTAATTCATTGTTATTACCTTTTGGTGTTACTTGTTCAGGCATTAATGGATATAAAGCAACTAATTTACCTGCATTATTTCTTTGTTTTAATAAATAAGCGTCGCCAGAAATGTGCATAGCATTAATAATGTATTGTGAAATAATATCGCCAGACATAAATGGATTAGGTCGCCTCATTAATTGTGTTAATGGGTGCATTACTATTTCTTTTTCTAAGCCGTCTGATTTATCTATTTTTTTAATCATTAGGTGTGCTTCAGAAAAGCTAGTACCTAAAACTTGCAAACAAGCCGTAACTGCTGAATTGGAACTTCCATTACCTAGTGTTGTTACATCAAAATAACCAGCTCTAGTATTCCAACCTTG